GGCATCGGCGTCCGGCGGATCGGGCAGCCGTCAGGCGGCCTTCGCGGTCAGTTCGTCGACGTAGGTCGCGCGGACGGCCACCTCTTCGGCCTCGGTGAGCAGCTGGCCGGCCAGTTCCTTCGCCGATGCGCCGGCCGGGAGCTCGCGGATCTGCTCGACGAGCCTGGCGACGTTGTCCAGGCGCTCGTTCATCCACTCGCGGTTCGCGGCGGCGAGCCCCAGACGGTGGCGGCGGCGGATGGTCTTCAGCATCGGAATGTCCTCTCGGAGTGGGAGTGGGTGAGTGGGTCAGGCGGCGGCCGGCAGGTGCAGGCCACGGAGTTCGGCGGTCAGGGACGGCTCCGCCGGGTGCTCGTCGTCGTGGTCGATCGCCCCGAGGACGATGTCGAGGGCGCGCTGGTAGTCGCCGGTGGCGCGGGCGGCGCGGTACTCGGCGAGAACGGCGACGCGGGTCTGCTCGGGCATGACGGATCACAGATCCTTTCCGGATCAAGAAGTGGTGAGGGGTGGAAGGCCGCGGGCGGTAGGCGGGGGATGGAAGATGCCGCCCGCGGCCGGTATGGGGCCGGCTACTTGGGCCGGGACTCGGATCGCCGGTTGGCCTCGGCGACCTTGCGGGACAGCTCGTCGCGCTCGGAGTCGGTCACGACGCGGCCTCGACGATCACGAGGAAGCTGTCCGAGTCGAGGTCCATGACGACGCGGGCCGGGATGCCGTTACGGCGCTGCTCGGCGGCGAAGGCTTCCGCCGGCCACACGCCGCGCGGGGCACCAGCCGGGAACCGCTCCAGGACCGTGCGCTGCGGGCGGGCCGGCTCGGTCGCGCGCTGGTAGGTCGCCAGGTCGCGGGCCGCCTGCTCGGCGGGCGAGTACGTCGCGGTGCTCATGCGACGACCTCCTCGACCACGGCCGCGTTGTGCAGGCGGGCGGTGCGGGCGTTCTCCCGGAGCTTCGCTGCCAGCTGCTCCAGGCCGGCCGCCGTCTCGTCCGCCATGTCCGGCGTGAGGTAGGCGTCGACACTGCCGGCGTCACCGACGATGACGTGCGCGGCCCGCATCAGCGGGTCGGACGACATCGGGTCGGAGGCGACCGCCGTGTTCAGCGTGTACACCGGCTTGTCACCGTTGAAGAACGAACCGACCTCCACGGCGAACACGTCGCCCGTGTGGTTGGCGTCCTCGATGAAGTGCACCCACTCGGAGACGTGATTCGTGGTGCACCAGTCCGGGCACGGCACGAACACGATCTTCTGGTCCGGGCCCGGGGCACCGAGCGCCAGCGGGGCGAGGTGGTGACCCGGCTCGATCGCCGGGAAGGGCGTTACGTTCAAAGGCTGTACCGTAGGGCTCACGGTTCGGTCTCCCTGGTCGTAAGGGACGGCTGGGCAACGGCCTCGTTCGGCGCTCCACCGCCGGCGAGGCCTTTTCGTTGCCTGAGACCAAGTAGAGCACTATGCTTAGTACTACGCAAGCCCAATGGGAACGACTCACCGTCGCCTTCGCCGAAGGGGGGTGGGAGACTTCGTGGAGTACTACACGTGAGAGAGAGCGAGGCCCTGATAGATGGCAGAAAAGCGCTTCCCAGAGATCGCCGCGCACTTCAGGCAGCTGATCGATGACGGATCACTGCGCCCCGGCGATCCGATGCCGTCGATGGCTCAGGCAGCCGAGCAGTTCGGCGTCACCATCACGACCATCAACAAGGCATACAGGATGCTCAAGGCGGAAGGCCTGACCCTGGCAAAGCCCGGCGTCGGCACCGTGGTCGCCATCCGCCCCAAGGTCGCGTACACGGGAGCCGCCCGCCTGCGTCGGATCGCCCGCTCGGGCAAGCCCTACGCGGCCGGCGAGACATCCGCGAATCACACTGCCGCTATGCGCGCCTGCGACGACTCGGACATCGCCGACCAGCTGGGGATCGAACTGCACGACGAGGTCGTGCTTCGAACCCGCACCTTCCTCCGCGATGGGGTTCCGACCGTCGTGGCCCTCTCCGCGATCCACCCCAGGGCCCTAAGTGCGGTGCCGGAGCTTCTCCAGGAGGAACCCTTCGATCGGTTCTGGCAGGAGATCTACACCGAGCGGACTGGCCGCGAAGTCACCCGGCTGCCAGAACGGCGGGGCGCCCGACTGGCGGCACGCAGTGAACTGGACGCGCTCGGAGTTGTGGCTCCGCCCAGTGCTGCAGTGCCTGTACTGGTCCTCATGAGCGTCTTCCACGACGACGAAGGTCCGCTCGAAGTATGGGAGGACGTCTACGCGCCCGGCATTTGGCAAGTCGACGACCAGTAAAAACAGAAGGGCCCGCTCAGATGAGGTGAGCGGGCCCTTCACGATCATCCCATCTACACAGGAGGAGTCATAGACAATCTCTCTGGGCCCGATGCCCTCCAGTGGCCGCGCTTCAACGGCCCGGACGATGACGCCGCCTTGTATCTCGCGTCTCTGATCAGAGCTGAGATCGGCACGGGGGCGTGGGCGGACGGCAAGCAGATACCGGGACGCGCCCGGTTGGCGAACGCGATCGGAGTCAAAGCGGAGGTCGCCGACGCGGCGATCAGGCAACTCGTCAAAGGCGGTTGGGTCCGACACGATTCCAACGTCGGCTACGTTGCTGCAGAGCCAGCACCGCAGAGGCCCGGAACGTTCTACGAGGCTGTATGGGGCGATGAACGGCCTCTCCCCTTGGCGCCGGTTGCTGCAATCCCTCCGCCTACCGCCGCAGACCTTCCGCCATCACCCCGCGATGTTCCGAAGCAGAAGACCCGTGATCGTCGGCGCGATACGCATTCCACCTACCTGGTCGGCATCGATGGATTGCCTTTCGTGAAGATCGGGCGTACTACCTGGAACCCGAAGGACCGCCTCAAGGGCCTGCAGACAGGCCAGCCTATGGACCTGCACCTGCTGTGGTCCGTTGCGGGCGACTACGAGCATGACCTGCATAGGCGATTCGCGAAGTACAGAGTTCGCGGCGAGTGGTTCGACCTGTCGTCGCTGGGCGACCCGGTCGAGGTCGTAACGGCAGCGGTCGCCGAGATCGAAGCCGCCTGACGGCACACGTGAAGGCCCCGACCGGATCGCCGGTCGGGGCCTTTGTCACGCCGCCCGCCGTTCCGCGAGCGGCAGCCGCAACGCTTCGCTGTGCCCGTACTGCGCCGAACAGTCGGGGCAGCGGACGCCAGCCGTGTCCAACGTGACCTTGAGGGTGCGCCCGCAGGTGCAGCTGACGCCGATGCGTCGGGGCGGCTTCTCGCCGGTGATGATGCCGTTCGCCTGGGCGACGGTCTTGCCCAGCTCGTGGGCGATTTCCTTGACGGCGGGGTGCTCGTCGCAGATGACGGCCAGGTTGGCGAGGAGGACGGCGCACGCCCAGTCGACGATGGCCTGCACGGACTGGTAGGCGGGGATGTCCCAGCGCTCGCGGTCGCAGAGGTCGCGGGCCCAGCCGCCGACAACGCCTTCGATGCCGCCGCGGGAGCGGAGGTCGAGGGCGTCCTCGTTGGGCGGCATGCTGCTGCCGGGGCTGCCGGAGACGGCTGGCCCGTCGCCGCGCCGACCGGGTATCAGGGCTTCGGCGAGGTCGCGGTACAGCCGCGGGAGTTGGCGGAGCGCTTCGGCCATGTGCTGGCGGCAGCCGCGGTGGACGCGCTCGCCTCGGGCGGGCTTGTCGCATACGGCGCAGGGGGTCGTCTCGGATGCGTCGTCGAGGTACACGGCTGCTCCTTGGTGCGGGGCTTACAGGTAGTCGCCGACGACGGGCACGTCGACGATGCGGTGGTACCGGGCGGCGGTGAGGCCTTGGTGGCGGAGGTCGCGCCAGCGCGGGTCGACGGGGTCGGCGAGTTCCTCGGCGCCGCGCTGGCAGAGCTGGTCCCAGTCGGACCACATCGGGTCGCAGTCGCCGAGGGTGAGCTGATCGGCGGTCACGCTGTTTCCTGCTGCTGCTTGGTGAGTTCGGCGATGCGCTCCTCGAGCCGCCGTATCTCGGCGTCGGCAGCGGCCCGGTGGCGTTCGAGGGTGCGGGTGGTGTGGCCGAGGGACAGCCGGGTCTGGTCGGCGAGCCGGCGTTCGGCGTGCACGTAGTCGGCGAGGACGGCGGCTTCGGGGATGGTGAGCTTGCCGCGGAGGGCGCGCTGGAGGAGGACGTCGATGGCGCCCTGGCGCTGGGCGCGCTCGTGCTGGTTGGGCTTCGGGGCTCGGGTGGTGGGGCGGGTCATCGGACGGCTCCTGCGGGGGTGTGCTGGGGGCAGTAGTCGCGGCCTTCGTGGTCGGTCCAGCCGTCGGCGGTGAGTTGGGCTCGGTGTTCGGCGGCGACCTGTTCGGGGTTGTCGGTCTGCAGGGCGGCGGTGATGGACCACTCGCCGCAGTCGTTGTGGGCGCAGGTGATCTGGTGGCTGCGGGCCATCGGGGGCTCCTTCGGGGGGCTGTAGGCCTCTGTGAGGCTCTGTGGCGCCCTCCGGCGACCTCGGGGCGCCGGAGGTGCTGTGCGGGCGCCAGACGGGCGCTGACGGCTTCCGTGGGGCTGCGCTGGGGTACGCGGCCCCGGCAGGTTCAGGTGGATGGCTTGCGGAGGTCGCACCAGACGATGGCGCCGCAGGAGCATGCGGGCGGTTCACCGGCTTCGGCGGCGGCGACCACGCCGACCGGCTCGTGCCGCGTCTCCTCGTCCGTCTCGGGCTGGCCGGGCCGCGCCACGGCGGTGGGAGTGTGGCAGGCGGCGGTCTCGTGGTGGTGGCAGAGCGTGCACAGGCCTGCCACAGGGACCTGGTGCGGCGCGGTCAGGCGGCTGGAGCAGGCATGCGGGGGTTCGTTGTGGACGACGGCGGCCGGGCCGAGGCCGCAGATGCAGACGCCAGGGTTGAGGCGGGCGGGGCTCATCTGGTGGTAGCTGATCTCCCACGGGCCAGCCGGGAGCGTGTCGTCCTGTGTCGGGTCCTGCTGCGCCTCGCGGGCGGGCTCACCGTCCAGGGCGCGCACGGTCGGGCACGGGTAGTCGGTGACGACGCCGAGGCACCGCCACTTGCCGTCCCAGCCTGAGCAGTGGGCGCAGATCGTGAACGGGCCGCGTTCCATCGGCTGGTGCAAGGCGCGCACCCGCGCTACGGCGGTCTGGTCTGTGGGCGCGGGCAGCAGGGACAGCACCAGGTCCAACAACGGCGCCTGCGGATTCCACGCCTTCTCCGGATCCCCGTCCACCAGCAGCGTCTTGACCATGCCGAGCGCCGCGTAGCCCTTGGCACACAGGTCGTGCTTCGGGTTGAGCGGCTCGCAGCAGATCCATTCGGCGACGATGTGGTGCTCGGCGATCTGCCAGAGCTTCGCGGAGAGTGCCGCCCGGTCGGTGGCGGGCGCCGGGCCGGCAGGAGCGGCGGGCTGCTCGTCGGCGATGGGCCACCAGCGGCAGCCGACCTCGTCGGCGTGGCTACCGGAGTGGCCGGGGCGGAGTACGCATTCGGTGCGCGGGGCGGTGAGCAGCGTCTGCGGGGACAGAGCGCCGCAGTGCTCGCGGGGGTCGGTCACGGTCACTCCTGGTGGCTGGTGCGGGCGGTCGGTCGTGGTGTGGGAGGCTGGGGCCGGCCCCGTGGTGGTTGCTGCACCACGGGGCCTTGCGCTGCCGGTCATGCGGCGTCAAAGAAGCTGATCTGCTCCGGAACGACCACCGACGTCATCTCGTTTCCTGGCGCGGCATCCACAGACGCCAGGTGGACGCCCAATCCGGCAAGCCAGTCATCCCCGTCAAGGAACTCCGGGCGCCGCTCGCGCCACCAGGCCAGCGCGTCTTCCAGGTTTCGCTCGTACCAGTCGTTCCACCCGTGCATTTGGATGTTCCAACGCCAGGATTCCCGGACGGACTCGTAGGCCGCGCGACTGAGGTCATGTCCGGAGTTCGGGTCTAGGTCATCGGGTTCCCGACCCAGGGCGACACACAGGGCGATGCGGGCGTCGTTCATGGAGGTTCGCTGTTCGACGCCTTCGACGGTGCGAAGACTGTCGCGGCCTTGAGCGATCCGGCTCATGCGAGCGCGGGCGGCTCGTATTGGCTTGCGGTCTGTTCCGGCCTGCACGTTGCTGCTCCTGCTGGTTGGTGTGGGTGTGGTCACGGCCGGGCGGCGGCAGGCGCGGCGGCGGGGGCCTTGCTCGTGGCGGCTGTCAGCCGGTCGGCGTGCTCCCGCAGCAGGTCGGCGAAATCGGGCGGGTAGCTGAGGAACGGCTCGCCGTGGAATGCCTGGGTGACCAGTTCGGCGGCGTAGCGGATGCCGTTGGCGCGCGCAGTGGCGAGTTCGGCGCGGAGGCGGCGGATCTCGTCGGCCATCGCGGCGACGTCCTCGCGGGCGTGCTTCACGAACTCCCGGTCGGCTTCGGCATCCTCGCCGTCGCCGAAGTTGAGGGTGCCGACACCGCGGAGGTACGGGCCGCGGAGGTAGGCGTAGAAGTGGGCGCCGTACTCGGGGTACTCCTCCCACGGTCCGGGGGTGGCGGCGTTGGCGCGGGCTTCGATCTGGTCGAGGTCGAGGGGCTGGGTCATCAGGTGCTCCTTGGGTGACGGGCCGGGTCAGGCGATGTCGCCGAACAGGGCGACGCTGTACGGCTCGGACAGGCGCTGTATGCACAGCTGGGCGTAGGGCTCGTGCTGTTCGACGCCGATCGCGGTCATGCCTTCGCGGAGCGCCGCGGCGAGCGTCGTACCGGAGCCGGCGAACGGGTCGAGGACGGTGCCGCCGGGCGGGGTGACGAGGCGGATCAGCCACTGCATGAGGGCGAGCGGCTTGACCGTGCTGTGGGCGGTGCCGTCGGCGAGGCGAGGCCGCTCGGAGGCGGGGGCTTTCGCCTCGTAGCGGAAGACGGGGAAGAACCGGGATGCGCCGCCCTCGTCGTCGCGGGAGACGGGGACGTAACCGTCCTTGGGGATGCTCTTGCCGCCGCCGTAGATGCTGCCGCCGCCCTTGCCGCCGCTGCCGGTCTTGCTGGGCTTCGACGCGCGCATGCCGCGTGTCTGCTGGTCCATCTCGGCGACGGGGCAACCGGGCTGGCACTCCCCGCCGTCGATGCAGTCGGGTCCGTGGCCGAGGAGGATGTTCGTGGGCCAGCGGCCCGCCGGGTCGCCACCACGCACGCCTGGGAGCGCAGCGAAGTTCGTTCCCCCCTGGTCGGTATACCGCTTGTCCTGCGATGCCTCGGCAACCCGAGGCCGACTCTCCCCGGTCGGCGCTACCCGGCAGCCGTCGATGTTCAGCGCCCTGGTTCCGTGCGCGAGGGCGTTCCCGGCGACCGTGCCAGCGAGCGGCTTACGGGCGAGCACGATCGGCTCGTGGGCGGGCTTCAAGGCCGTGCCCCAACCCTGCCATCGGGCGGCGTCCTCAGTAGCGGGGGCGGTAATCGCAGACGTGTCGATCAGCCCGCTGGGTGTTGATCCATACGCGCCGCCAGGTATGTCGTTGCGTAGACGTGCGGCGCGTCCTGTGGCTTTCCCGATGACCTTCCGCTCTGCTCCGGCCGTCCTGTCGATGGCCTTGGAAACGTCCAGCGACTTCGGGAAGCCGCTTCCGTAGATCCAGTGCAGGCTGTCGCGAATCTCGAACCCGGCGTCCTCGATAGCGACGGTCATCCGGTGATAGGTGCGGGTGCCGCCGAACGCCAGCAGGTGGCCGCCGGGCTTCAACACGCGCCAGCAGTGCCGCCACACCTCGGTGTTGTAGGCGATACCGGACGCGTCCCAGGCGCGGCCCATGAACGAGATTTCATACGGGGGGTCACAGACCACGGCGTCGACGGACGCGTCGAGCATCGTGGGCAGGATGTTGAGGCTGTCGCCGAGGTGGAGGGTCACCCAGTCGGCGGTGTAGTAGGGCGGGCTGTCGGTCACGTGGGTCTCCGTGTTTGTGGGTGTGCCGGGTGGTGGTGACGGGGGCGGCTCAGGCGGCCTGGTGGTGGCTGCACGGCGGCGGCGTCGGGCCGGACGGGGCAGTGCCACACGGCCACGCGCCCTTCCGGGGAATGTGGTAGCTGGGCGGCTTCTCCTCGGCCTCGGCCGGCGGCTTGGCCGGCGTCCGGCCGGTGAGGTACTGGAAGTACTCGCGGAGGCTGCCGTCGGCCCGCATGGCGGCAACGTCTTCAATCGTGGGTTCGGTCATCAGGTCTGGGCCATGTCGACGAAGCGGCTGTAGTGGCCCTGGAAGGCGACGGTGATCGTGGCCGTCGGCCCGTTGCGGTGCTTGCCCACGATGAGGTCGGCTTCGCCCGCGCGCGGCGACTCCTTCTCGTAGGCGTCGTCGCGATGCAGCAGGATCACGATGTCGGCGTCCTGCTCGATCGCCCCGGACTCGCGCAGGTCCGAAACCATCGGCTTCTTCTCCTGCCGCTGCTCGGGACCGCGGTTGAGCTGGCACAGGACGATGACGGTGATGCCGAAGTCCTTCGCGATCAGCTTGAGGTTGCGGCTGATCTCGGCGACTGCCTGCTGCCGGTTCTCCGCCTTCGGCGCCTGCATCAACTGCAGGTAGTCGACGATGACCAGGCGCAGGCCCTCGGTGCGGACCAGGTTGCGGATCCGCCCGCGGAGCAGTGGCAGCGACAGCAGGGCACCGTCGTTGATCCACAGCGGGGCGGCGGAGATGTCGGGCGCGCGGCGGGCGGCGCGCACCATGTCGTCGTCGGTGGCGATGCCGTTCTTCAGGTGGTGCAGGGCGATGCGTGCCTCGGCGGAGAGAATCCGGTCGGACAGTTCGTCCTTGCTCATCTCCAGCGACTCGAACAGCGTGGGGATCTTGTGCTGGATGGCGGCGCCCCGGGCGAAGTCGGCGGCGACCGTCGACTTGCCCATTGCCGGCCGGGCGCCGATGACGACGAGCTGGCCGGGCGCCCAGCCGCCGGAGAGCAGGCTGTCGAGGTCCATGAATCCGGTGGGGATGCGCTGGTCGTTGGTGGGCGGGGTGGTGGCCCGGTCGATGCTGTCGAGGAGCAGGTCGCCGATGGCGGCCATGTTGCTGTCGTCGGCCGGGCGGACAGCACCGTCGAGGTCGGCCTGGATGGCTGCGACGTCGGTGTCTTCGTCGAAGGCCGGCGAGGTGCCCTTGAGGATGGCGTCGTAGCCGAGGGCGACGACGCGAGCGGCGACGGCCTTCTTGGTGATGCGCGTGGCATACCAGGAGGCGGCGCCGTAGTGGGCGTGGTTGCACAGCTCCATCAGCTGGTTGGCCGTCAGGGGCCGGGTGGGCATGCGGCCGTCGGCGTGCCAGGCCTCGAGCTGCCGGTGGACGGCGAGGTGCTTGAGTTCGCCGTCGCGGAACTCGGTGCGCAGGGCTTCGACGGCCCACCAGATCCAGCGGTAGGCGTCGGTGGTGATGTCGGCGGGGTCGAAGCCTTCGGCGCCGAGTTCGTCGATGCAGGCGGGCTGCATGATGGCGGTGGCGGCGAGGATGTGCTCGGCTTCGACGTCGCGGGGGCGCTCGGGCGCGGCCGGCCGGGTGTCGGCCAGGGCCTCGTCGGGCGCCCACATCTCGGTGCTGGTGGTCACGCGGCCTTCCTCCGGCGGTCGTTGCCCTCCATCGGGACGCGCTGGCACATCTCCTGCAGGCGGCTGGTGACGCGGTCGCCGAGCCGCTCGGAGAGCTCCTTGGGGCGCATGTTGGAAGTCATGAGCGTGGGCAGGTGGTGCTCGTACCGGTGGTTGATCAGCCGGAAGTTGATCTCTTCGGTGAACTCGGTCGGCTTGCGCTCGGCACCGAGGTCGTCGATGAGGAGCAGGCGGGCGTCCCGGTAGCGGCGGAACTCGGCTTCGCTGTCGATGCCATGGCGCGGCCGGAGCGCGGCGTAAAGGTCGGCGGCCGTGGTCACCTGCCACTGGCCGTAGACCCCGGTGACCGCGAGCTCGCGCATGGCGCCGTAGGCCTCGTGGGTCTTGCCGACGCCGGTGACGCCGAGGAGCAGCAGCGAGGGGCCGTGGGTGATGCTGGCGATGGGGGCGCCGCGCTCGGCCTGGGTCTCCTTGGCTGTGGCGACGAGGCTGTCGATCCAGGCGCGCAGCTGGGGCAGGGTGGCGACGGCGCTGCGGTAGTGGAACGGGACCTTCGCCATGGCCTCGAGGTAGGTGTTGCGGGCGACGTTGGCGGTGCTGTGCGGGTCGAAGTCGTGCTCGGTGAACCAGTCGAGGCTCAGGCCGCGGTTGGCGAGCAGCGGGACGAGGTCGTGGCCTCGCAGGTTGCTGGGCGGGATGTACTGCATCAGAAGTCCTCGTCGTAGACGGATTGGTCGGTGGGGTTGCGGTAGGGCTGGTAGCCGCCGGCTACGGCGCGGAGCTGGGGACCGGGCTGTGGGTCGGGCTCGTCGTCGTAGCAGCCCTTGTTGAGCCAGGTGGCCGGGTACTTCGTGTACTTGGGGTCCTGGCCGAAGCGCTCGCGGGCATAGGCCTGGGCGGCGGTGACGATGTGCTTCGGGTCGGCGCCGCGCTTGACGGCGGCGATCCAGGCCTTACGGGCTTCCTCGCGGGCGCGCTTCTTCGGGTAGTTCGACCAGAAGGCGCCAAAGGCTTCGAGGTGGAGATCCTCGGCCGGCTCGTCGGTCTGAGCCGCAGGCGAAGAAGAGTCTTTTAGTAGTTGGTTGTCTGACGGTTGTTGGTGGTTAGGGCGGCGTTCCGTGCGTGACGGACGGACTTTAAGTGCGTGACGGCTAGGCGTTGCGTCCGTGACATCGCCGGTCACGGACTCTGTGTGCGTGACAGTCACACTGTTTCCGTGCGTGACAGTCACGGACTCTGCGTGCGTGACACCCTTCGCCCGGGACCGACGCTTCCTCTCCGCCGCCGCTGCCCGGAACTCGTCCTCCTCGCGCTCGAGGTCGCTCCAGTCCGTGGCGGGACGGCGCAGTTCCATCGCGAGCTTGTAGCGGATGCGGCTCTCGACCATGCCGTCCTTGGCGATCAGGCCAGCCTTCTCCAGGCGACGCAGGGCGCGCTGGACTGTGGTCCGGTCGTAGCCGGTGCGGTACTGGATGCGGAGCACCGAGGGGTGCGCGTCGGTGCCGACCGGACTGGCGTGCTCGGCCAGCGCCTGAAGGACGTGACGGGCTGTGGTGTCCGCCTTGCCCTTCTCGGTGCGAGGCATAGGCGCCTGGTCCATGGCCCAGGTGACGGCTTCGGTGCTCACAACGTCTTCTTCCTGCCTGTTGCGGTGGGGGTCGGTGTGCTGCTGGTCAGGGCCGGTCGCGTGGCCGGCACGGCACGGCGGTCACGCGGCACCGTCGAAGTCGAGGACGCCTTGGGCGAACCTGGCCTTGGCCAGGTCGTGGTAGGCCGGATTGAGGTCGATGCCGACGTAGCGGCGGCCGAGCTGGCGGGCCGCGGCGCCGGTGGTGCCGCTGCCGGAGAACGGGTCGAGCACAGTGCCGCCCGGCTTGCAGCCGGCCTTGATGCAGCGCAGCGGCAGATCGATCGGGAACACCGCGAAGTGCGCGGCCGGGTAGGGGCGGGTCGTGATCGACCAGACGTCGCCAGGGTTGCGACCACGGGCGTTGGCCGGGTCGTGGTCACGGTCCTCGCGGTAGTCCGTCTCGGGGTGCCGGACGCCGTAGACGCTGCGGTTGCCGCCGCTGCGCCTACCGGATCCGCCGAGCTTGCCGCCCGGTCCCTTGGCACCGCCGAAGACGATGCCCTCGGCGAGGGCCCCGGGACGGGCGAGCGGCTCGCGGATGGCGTCCAGGTCGAACCAGTACCGCGGCTGCTTAGCGAAGAGGAACAGGTGCTCGTGCCTGTTGGACAGTCGGTCTCGCACCGACTCAGGCATCGCGTTCGGCTTCGCCCAGATGATCTCGTTACGCAGGATCCAACCGTCGTCCTGGAGGGCGAACGCGGTGCGCCATGGCATGCCCATGAGGTTCTTGTCGGGCAGTCCGGTGAAGCGTCGTTCCTTGCGTCCGTCGCCGCCGCCGTGGAGCGCCCTGGCGTGCTTCCCGCCTGTGCTGCCGCCCCACTTGGAGTCCATGGCGTAGCTGTCGCCGAGGTTGAGCCACAGCGTGCCGTCGTCGGCCAGCACTCGGCGCACTTCGGCGAACAGCCGGCGCATGGTCTCCACGTACTCGGCCGGCGAGGACTCGAGGCCGTACTGTCCTTCGGTGCCGTAGTCGCGAAGCCCGTAGTAGGGGGGCGACGTGACGATGCAGTTGACCGAGCTGGCCGGCAGGGTGCGCATGACCTCGAGCGCGTCACCGAGCAGCAGGGTCACCTGGTCGTCGCTGTAGTAGGCGCTCATGCCGCCACCGCCTGGTCTGCCGGGTGGCGGAGCATGGCTTGCTGAAGGTGGTTGCGGCTGACGCCGAGGCGGTCGGCGGCCTGGTGGATGTCGGCGCCGAGCCGCATCAGTTCGCGGGCGTCGTGGGCGAGGTCGGCCTCACGGGTGGTGGCGCCCGCGCGGGCGGCGGCGAGACGGCGCATGAACTCGCTGCGCTCGAGCTCGCGATGCTCGTCTTTCCACTGCTGGTGCGCGGTCTCGCACGGTTCGCAGCCGGGGATCCGCTTGAGGGTGTGCAGCCACCAGCCGCGGTCGGTGCCGCAGTGCCCGGTCCAGTCCGGGACGGTGGCGGGGTCGTCGATGTCGTCCCAGGCGCCGGGCGGGGCCCAGCCTTGGCCCTGCGCGTAGTTCCGGGCCCGGGTGGCGCTCCGCCCGGCCGGTGCTGGGGTCTGCGACAGCTTGATGTAGACGTCTTGGATGCGTGCGGCGACCTTGCCGCGGACGGTGGGCTGCCCGTCGCAGATCCGCTCGATGACGGACTCCCCTGTGCCGGCTGCTTCGGCGACGACTCGCCCGGACCAGCCGATGGCGCGGAGGGCCTGGATGCGGCGGCGGGTGCCGGTGGCGTCCAGGTACGTGCCGGGCGACGGGGGCACGGGCTTCAGGGCGAGGATGCGGTTGTGGGTGTCGCGGCGGATCTTGGTGCGGGTGCCGTCGAGGATCTGCCGGAGGTTGCAGTCGTCGCAGCCGGTGGCGGCCTTGATTTGCAGCAGGCTCATGGTCTGCTGCAGCTGCTGCAGGCGCTTCCGGGCGGGGGTGGCGTCGATGAGTCCCGGCCGGCCGCTTTCACGCCGCACCCGGTACCGCTTCTTGGCGGCGAGGAGGGTGGCGCGGCAGAGG